AAATTTATGAAGCTCTTCTGGTTTGACATCCGATATACTCCTTTCATCGACCACACCATCGGCAATGTGACCATTTCTAATTAAGTTTCGTAACCATGATGCGGCGTAGGGATCTATCTCGTTGTAGTAGGCACTCATTTTTTCAACCTCCCGTTGCGCCGATGTAAATCTCATAGGCTTCTTCTAGAGGTAACTCATTTAAAATTACCGCTTCTGGATATCGACTCTTGATCTGTTGCCTCTTGATCAGGTCAACTTTTGGGGTGTCGTTTAAGGAAAGAGAACGACTTTCTCTCAAACCTTTGTTAGTAGTAAAAAGATAAGCCCTCTTCAAATGCCTCTTCAAATCTCTGGTAGTCAAATACTTGTCTACTTGCAGACCGCACCACAATTCAAAACTTTGAGTCAAACCTTCAGGAAGATAATCGTACTTGCCAACGTCAAGGTTGGGCAAGGATGCGAAGTACTCTTCTATCTCTTTATACTTCTTGTTCCATGCACCTTTGACCTTGATCAATGGTGACTTGTCATGGTGGTTCACACGGTCAGATCCACCGTGCCCATCGTTGCTGACATCAGCAAATGGCTTTCCGTCCAGATATACGACGGCTGTGTAACAGTATGTTTCTTCACTGCCAGATGCAAAGTGCTTGATTGCTTTCATTTCTAGATTCATTTTTCACCCCCAATCTTTTCTGTCGCCACGAGACTCTGCTTCATCCCAACCAGAATCGTAGGCTTGTAGTTCCTCATCGTTCAACGTGTGAACGCAAGGAGAACTATGTGTAGCACCCTCAAAATAATGAGGGTTGTAAGGTCTACCATAATAAAAATCGGCCCCGCCTCGATCAAAGGGCCCACCGTGTCTTCTATAATCATCCATTTTTTTATTCCTTTCAACTGAAAGGTATAAGAATGTATGGGAGAGGTCAAGTAAAAAAAAGAGGGAAGGTTGCCACGTCCCTTCCCTCGAGTTTTTTATGAGGTTGTTATAACTTCATCAGTTTACGAGACTGTATGGGAGATGTCAAGCATTCATTTTTTATTTTCGTTTAAAAATTGAGGACCCAAATCTTCTAGTTCCCCTTTTAAATACGCTTGATAAATTTTAAACATAATTCGTAGTTGACCCGAAATTGTGCGTTCTTGATCTTGCGAGTAAAATTTCAATTCGTTGTAAACTTCTATTGGAACGAGTACACTTTTCCATTTCGTAGTATCCATCCTGAATCTCCTATATATATCTGGGATATTATAAGATTAAAATGGGTAATACAATAAAAAAAATGCTCTGTAAAAAAGATACAGAGCAAGTTTGGAGGTAATTTGAGCAAAAACGGGTCAAAATGTTATTTAGCTTCGCCCCAACTTGGTCCGACCTCCACGTCACACAAGCTAGGCACGGTTAATTGTATCGCATCTTCCATGATTCGTGCAACCTTTTTTGCAGCCTCTAAATCTTTAACCGATATAGCGATCTCATCGTGAATTTGAATTAACGGTAACAACCCCGCGTTATAAATATCAACCATACTCTTTTTAGTCTGATCGGCAGCGGAAGCTTGAATTAGTCTATTTAAAGCTTTGTATGTGAAAGCACGTTTTAAACGGGTAGTTTTCCCGTATTTTTGAATGGCTTCCTCGAAAGGCAAAGCTTTATTCATCTCAAATTTATCGGGCTCAAATAAATTAAATCTACATTTTCTACCTAAAATAGAATGAACTATTCCAGAACTATCTCTCTCATTTAAATGATTCATCACGCCTATCATCAAACCTTTTACGAAAGGCACTCTTTCGTGATATTGTTTTATCAAATCTTTTGATTCATCTATCGAAATTCCTAACTGATCGGAAAGTTTGTTAACGCCCATCCCGTACATCATGCCGAGGTTTATAGTTTTAGCCTGTTTTCTCGGAATATCGGCTAATTTTGAAACTAAAGTGTGAAAGTCTGTGTTAGGATCATTTTGATATGCTGTTACAAATTCCGAGGCCCCTTTTAAAGGATTTTTTCGCATTTCGCCAAAGACGTGGGCGTAATGAACCAGGATTCGCGGTTCCTGCTGCGAAAAATCAATTGAAGCCCACTGTTCTCCCTCATCTGGCAGGAATAAAGAACGAATCATCGGCCCTAATTCTGGATCGCGGGCCGGGATTTGTTGTAAGTTAGGGTTATTCATAGATATTCTACCTGACACGGTTCCTCCGTTATCAGATCGAATTTGATTTATGTGACTGTGAATCCTTCCATCAGATCGGCAGTGCTTCAAAATACTGTTAATAAAAGTTCCAGAAGTTTTATTAAGATTACGGGCTTCTACGATCAACTTTGATAATTCAAAGGAGCTTTCTTCCAAAAAAGATTTTGTGAAGGACGGCTGACCCTTATCGGTTTTTTCGTATGGCAGGGCCGCTTCATCAAAAGCCTTTGCTATAGACTGTGCAGCCCAGATCTCAACGTCAAATCCTACTATGCTGCGTATTTTTTTTAAAACCTCTTTTTCTCTTTTTAAGAGCGTATTTCTTGTTCTTTCTGCTCGGTCTGTGTCGATACGGACACCTCGCCAAGTCATGTCTATCAAACAAGGTAACAGTTCTAGTTCTAGATTGGCTATTTTATCCAAGCCTTCTTTTTTAATCTGCACTTGAAAAAACTTCCAAAGATCTAAAGTCAGGCGGGCATCATCGGTAGCATAAGGTCCGACAAACATTGCGGGCATTTTCCACATTTCAGATTTTGGATCTATTCCAAAAGCCGCCGCGGCCTCGTTTAATTCTTGTTCCGATTTAGTTTTTTCTAAATAATGATAGGCAAGTGAATTCAGACTGTAGCTAAATCTATTTTCGTCTAAAAGCGACGCAATTATCATAGTGTCGATTAATCGTCCGTTTAGCTTAAAGCCCATGCGCCTGATCCATCCCGCATCATATTGTGCGTTGTGCATAATCTTATCCGCGGGACACTCGAATACTTTCTTGAGCCAACGGTTGACTATTTTCTCGTCAAGATTGCCGCCGCCAAGATGACGGATAGGGATGTAATTAGACCAATCTTCTGTAGCAATCGCGTATCCGATAACTTCGCCATCTGCAACGGCCCATCCTGGTCCATTTATTTTTAAGTTAGGGTCCCGTGTTTCAACGTCGATAGCGATTTGCTTGCAGGATGTAAGGTCGGGTAAATGATCTGGTGGAACCCACTCACTCTTTGGAGCAAGTATTGTTAATTGTAGGGCCATTACTTTTCTCCGCCCAGCGCAGCGTAACCCGCAATATCTACCCAACCGTCCATGTGATTGGACTTCATTAATCTAGCACACTTTATTAATATCATACAAATAGCAACTTGTTCTGCGTTAATTTTGGTCTGTAGAAAGACAGACCAAAGATCGGCTATGTCTTGAAAGTTTTCTTTAGCGTCGCCGTAGTCCTTGGCTCGGTCACCGTTAATTAGAGTTTCGGCTTGCCGCAATATTTCATCACGTTTCATAAATTATAACTCCTTGTAATGTCCTGAGGTTCCACTATATAGAGATTTTTTCGGCATCGGGTTATGCCAACGTAAAACAAACGATGCGTGTCATCAGTGTTAATTTGAAAACTTCGCTCCGCGGCACTCGACAAATCGGTGTAAAGCACAACATTGTCGGCCTCCCCGCCTTTTGACCCGTGGATCGTGGAAATGGAAATTCGGGTCGTTGCATTAAATTTTTCTCCGCGCCGCAGCAAAGCAATAATGTAAGCTCGTTCTACGTCTGGCAGCTTATCGAGCGCAACGTGCCAAATTTCTGTAAGATTTCTTAATAATCCAAAAGTTTGGGTAAGTTCGTCAAAAGTAATGGTTGCATCATCGTCTAATCCGGTTAGTTTTTTAAAGCCTCGTTTAACACCAACTCCTATAGACATATAATGATACATTATCCGTGCCTCTGTGCCTGTAATGCTGCGCCCTTTTCTCAAATCTTCCCAAGCATTCACGGCTACAGATATTTTTTCACTTATAGAGCGGGCTCCACGATATTCGTATAAATATCCGTTTGATTTTAGAAATTCTTTTGCGTCGGAAAGCTGATAGCCCGCTTGTGCTAGAATTAACCACGTATCCTCCGACAGATCTAATTGTTCTATTCCCCAAATGCGGTTTACAGACCCAACTTCTTTTTTTGGTTCATATCGCTTGTGATGTCGTATTTTTATGCGGGCAGCAACTGTTTCTGCTAGCTGGTGTACGCTAGATGGAATGCGAAAAGATTGGGACAAGGTTTCTGAGGGTCCGTCCATAGAAATAAACTTCTGCACGTCGGCCCCTGCCCACCTGTAAATAGCTTGATCATCGTCGCCCGCACAATACATTTTGTCAGACTTGGTTTCTAAAATTTCTGCGATGTCCCATTGCAGGGGAGATAAATCTTGCGCTTCATCAAGAAAACATAACTTAAAGGAAGGGCAGTATGCGTTGTCCTGTACAAAAGTCTCTAGCATATCTGTAAAGTCGAAAAGCCCATTTGCTTTTTTATATTTTTTTAATCCGTTACCAACATAATTTACCATCGCCCAAGTTTCTGTAAGATAACTTTGATTGTACTGTTCTAATAAAGTTACCTTCCGTAAACGGGCCAGATTAATTAAACCTAGTATAGGATCGTTTATTTTAACCATGTGAGTTAAATCTTCGTCATCAGCCCGCTCCATTCGAAAGGAAATGCCGAGTTTTTCGGAAAGCTCTTTATAGTTAGAATTTTGCATGATCTGTTCTGGTCGAATGTCCGAAGATGTTAATGCCAAAGAATGTAAAGTTCTAAAATAATAAAGCTCTTTATCGGGATCTAAATGAAATCTTTTACACGCACGTTCTTTGGCTTCCGTAGCCGCTTTTTTAGTAAAAGCTAAAAACGCAATCTGGTTAGAAGAAATACCCGCGGCGAGAGCTTTATCAACCATGTTAAGGAGGGTTGTTGTTTTTCCCGTTCCAGGGGGACCGAAAATTCTAAACATTTTAAAAAGGAACCTTTTTTTCGTCTCCAAATTCTGGAGTTCTTACGTCCACAAACGCCGCTTCAAAGGCTGGTATCTTCCAGACGCGCACAGACCGACCTTTAATTTTTAAAACAACACTTTGACCGTTAATATCGCGTAATCTTTGCGCCACTTTGTGGGATTTTAATTCAAAAAATCTGTTCTTCTTTAAATGAGCTTCAAAATCTTTAAGACGAAAGTAAGTCACACCCTCCTCTTCATCTGTGTAGGGCTTGCGAAGAAGTATCTCTTCTCG